CCAAATTTTATTAGTTATATTACGTTAATTAACTCTCTCATTTTCAATCGATTACATAAGAATTAACAGAGTATTGCATTATGGAAATTCTACTCCACAAACTATAAACTATTAACTGTAAACCTAATTAAAGTACCCCCAGGCCTTACACTTCCCATAAGGGTTATCATCATCCCTCAGCCAGTTCACGGCAAGATCCACCATCCGGTCCATCATCTGCTCCTCGCTGTCCTCCGGGAACCATTTCTTCATCAGATTATAGTTGTCCGAATAGATCATGTTCAGCACCACGGCAAAATCCCACTGGTTGTAAGGGCGAATCTCATCCTTCACCGTCTCATAGATCTCCTGAGTCTTATCCATGGTGTAGTAAGGAGCACGATGCTCAATCCCCTTACAGTCCTCAAACACCATCTTCTTGATTTGCACCTCAGCAAAGAAATCATTGAAGTGGCCGTTGCCCACCACCCCATAAATCTCCTTATAGAGTTCCAGAAGATCATCTTCCTCTGCGTGCTTCACTACAAACTTGCCAATAATCTTAGTCACCTTCGCCATCTGCTCAGGTGTGGCATCAGTCTGATATTTTGTAATAAGTTCCACTAAGTTCATACTATACCTGTTTTTGTGATTTAACAAACTTGAAAATCTCGTCCAACTTGTTTTCCATGTTGTCGAGTCGCTGGTTAGTTCTCTGCTGGTCACGAAACGAAGTGTCCAGTTCTGAGAGAAGTTGATCACAGTCCTTTACGGTCTGCTCGAAATCTGGCATCTTATTGATGATGTCGTTGGCTTGGTTCTTCAATGCGTTCACCTCGTTGATGATACTCTCCTTGCTACAGGAGATTACAAGGGTGTCGCTGTATGCTGTTTGCTCAGTATCAACTACCGAATAGGTTGACTGCTTTCCGTCATCCGTCTGAATATTCACCTTCACGTTCATGGTGCCAAAGTTTGGCATGCCAGGCATCTGGGGCATCATGTTGAGCTTGCTACCACTAATATCTGGGCTTGGAGCATTCATCACTTTACCCTGCTTGAATTTTCTTGTTGCCCGGTCAAACAAAAAAACCGGGAAACCTGCCTTTAAATCTTTAAATATCATAATCGTATCGTTTTAAATGGATAATGCGAGGGAAACGATGGCTCATACACCATCCACCATTTCCCTCTATAATGATACTAAGCTGTAGTCAATGCTACGGTCAGACTGTCAAATATGCTCAGGCCTCTAGCCTTTCCGCATACCACATCGTTAGCCTTTTGCGTTCTGCCCACACTGGCGATAGTCACAGCCGTTGGCAGAGCTGTCTGCCCTTGGAAGGCTGCTACCCATCTTTCCGTGTAAATCAAAGGCTGCGCTCTCATCACGTTTCTGCTTATTACAGGCGAAATGATGGAGATTGTCGCCACGATAGGCACAAACACCGTTGTGCCATTCAGGATAGGCTGCTCATAACTGTAGGTTATGCTTGTCTGCGGCTGCACGCTGCCATTCACGCAATAAGGTCTGCAAAGCTTCTCATTGTAAGTAGCTAAGACTGAAACTTGGTTGGCTACCAATGCTGTAGTAGCCAAGCCCACTGGAGAAATCTTGTTCATACCACTACGCTTCTGTTTCATTCTTTACTTTTTTTTACTGATAGCCACCTGCTACACCTGCGCCACATCCGCAACCGCCATTCATCAGATTGGCTAAGTAGATGTTCTGCTGCAACTGAGAGTTCTTAAACTTCAAGTCCTGAATCTCGTTGGCTTGCTCCTGGCTCCAATGGCCATTCAACGTGTCAATGATACGCTGAGTGTTTGAATTGCCTGCATTGATGATGTCACAAGTCTGTCGCTGAGTCTCATAGGCAACATTGCTGAAACCACGCTCAACACCAGTGCTAATGTAGTCAAAGTTACGCTGCATCGCTGATGTCAAGTCACAGAAACCCTTCTGTGTAGAATACTGGATGTCCTTCTGACCCAACTGATTTTCGTAACCCATCTTGATGATGTTCTGCTGCGTCTGGCAGCAGCAATCCTTAAGCGCAATTGTCATCTGCAAGTCACCCTGCGAAATGGCGTTGATTACTCGCTCTGCCGAGAATCCTACCTGACCACCAAGCTGCTGGATGCCAGCCTGGATGCCACAGATAGAGTTCTGCAAAGCGTTGAAGTCACAGTTCAGACTGTTTGCCAACATCTTAAGGTCGTTGCCGTTACCCTGGATGGCACCCATCAGCAAGTTGCTATTCTGGTTGTCTGCCATCTGGTTGCGCAAACTTTCGATTTGACCCTGAATCTCCGCACGCTGCACGTCTGCGCCATTGTCACGATTGTTCCAGTCCGCACCATACATATAGCGCATCATGCCCATCATCATCATGTAGGCAAACGGATTGTTCCACATGTCATCATCGTCACGGTTACGCATCATAGCCGCCATTGCCAAAGGATTGTTGTCACGATTTGCCATCGCTCCAAGCAAACCACCCATCATTGCATCGTTGCAACAAGAGGTTGTCTTAATTACTTCTTCTGCCATAATTCCTAAAGAAATAAAAGTTGTACATTCTGTTTATACTCACATGTAATCGATTACGTGTGCAAAGATACGAGGAATTGGCAAGTTCTTTGATAACTCTGTCACAAAAAGTTTTATTATCTGATTATCAGTGCTTTAATATGATATAAACCCATATCAAAACCACCGATTATATATTTTCGCAAAAATATTGTATATAATTTAAGGCAAAAATTGTATGTTTTAGAGCATAAAAAAGAGAGAAGCAATCTCTCGCCTCTCTCCTTTTCTACTTGTTTCTTTTCAGTCTTTTCTTGATAAACTCCTTAACATCCCATTTCTTGAAGAAATGAGAATGGTCCCCAGCGTTCCCCACGCTCTCCAGCTCACCATCAGCGATAGCCCTTCTTAGGGTAGATTCGCTGATATGCGCCTCCTTCTTCACCTGCCCGGCAGTCATATAAGGGTTCAGCATGTCAGGAATCTGCTCACAAAGACTATCCAGGTCTTCATCGCTCATACCGCAAGCCGTAACCTTCTCCCCATTCTTCTGCTGTTCTGCAGCCTTAAAGCATGCATCGCTCAGCGACTTCAAAGCCGTGCCGAGTATCTTATAACTTAGTATCTTTCCCATATTTATGCGCAAATTTTACGTCCTAGTTTCGTTTCATTAACAAACATTTTAGCAAAGCTACACAAATAGAATATAGCTGTCACGACCATGACCGTAAAGCAGGAATCCACCATATCATTAGTTGTGTACCAACTCCACTCTACAACATGAGCCGCATTGATGCCTAAGAAGTACATAAATGGAATGCGATACAGCAGGCACAAGAAGAAAAATCTACTTGCCAGTATCGTCACCATCGGCAGAATATAGACCATGAAATAAATAAAGATATAGCAAGGCATATTTTCATTATAGGGGATAAACATCTCACGGGGATGCTGAGAGAACTCCCATATTCCATAAGCGTGAAAGCACATAATAATGATAGGCACATACTTGCAGAACCAGCGGAAGAACTTCAATATTCTTCTGCTATACCGATTACCATACTTCTTAAGCATATCCATCAGCTCAGTAACATCTACGTCCTTTATCAACCGTTGGACTTCGGCTTCTTGTTCTTGTGTCATAGAAAAATCTCCTTTTGTTTATAGTTAATTGTTCATACGTTGTTGATAAGATTAAATTCTATTGCAAAATTACAACTTTTTGCTCAAACCAATTCATTTTGAGCAAAATTTTAAAGTTAAATTTTGTAAAAGTAACAATTCGTAAGCAAATTATTAAGGTGTAGCCCTATAAAGAGTTACACCTTATCATATTATACCCATCTGATCATAGCCTATTCTCCTAACATAGAGTTTACCATCCCTTCGATGGCTTCATCGGTCATGCTCTCTTTGATGGAGGCATCATCGCCAAGCGATTTCATCAACATGCCTATCCAAGGATTATCACTCTCCACGGTGGACTGTATCTGCTCCTTGTAGGCGTCATAAAGCTCGCCCGATTCCTTGAACTCCAAAAGAACCGTGCGCAAGGCTTTCGTCACGTAGTTATCCATCAGCAAGGGATTGTCCCTTGCTGATGAAAGTTTGGTAAGAAGCACTGCCAGTGCTTCATGTAATTGCTTCTTATTCATATTGTCTTATTTCTTAATTTACAAAGTCTCATCTTGGAGTTTTACTCCCCATACTTTGGCTCCTCATACACCAAGTTATGCTTATCTACGTAAGCCTTGGCTTCTGAATATGTGTCAAACTCTACTGCGGTGGCATTTACTGATGGGAATACCTCAGCATTGTCACCTTCCTCTGTGAGAGGGAACACCATCTTGGTTCCCTCATGTACTACCTTGTACTTCTTTGTTAACTTATTCATATCTTGTTTCCTTTCTTTACCTTAATGTTAAACTTGAAACCTTATGCAGGATTGATTATAACAGTATAACCCTTCTGCTGCAAGGTTGTTACTGCAGCATCTGATGCCGAGGTGCGAGTACCAGTAGCTGAGATAGTCTTATTTGCTGTTGGTCCAACCTGACACTGTGCTTGGTCTCGCAGCATCTTGTCAACATTGCTATACAGTGAAGCGCCTCCCAAAGAAATAATATAGGCGGAGGAATGACGTGTACTCCATGTAAATACTGAACCTTTATTGTAATATAGAGCAACTTCACAACAAGCATCAGGAAGAATAGCCAAGTCACCAGTAAGTTTGCTGAATGATAAACTTATAGTGCTACACTTAGACAGAGTACTCAGAGCACTTATTTCTCCTGTCAGGGGAATCTGTGTGTTAGACAATTCCAGAATGGTCAGAGCTGTAAGATTCTTCAAATTAGCAATATCACCACTAATGTTTGTGTTAGACAATTTCAGAATGGTCAGAGCTGTAAGATTCTTCAAATTAGCAATATCACCACTAATGTTTGTGTTAGACAATTTCAGAATGGTCAGAGCTGTAAGATTCTTCAAATTAGCAATATCACCACTAAGGTTTGTGTTATTCAACTCTATACGGGTCAGAGCTGTAAGATTCTTCAAATTAGCAATATCACCACTAAGGTTTGTGTTGCTGAGACCCAAGGAAGTCAGAGCAGTGCTATATTTAAAGAAACCTATATCAGATATTGATTTATTCTTTTGAGAATAAGTAGAATTACCTTCGCTATACTCATCATAGTCAAATAAAGAAACGAGGGCATACTTATCAAGAATAGCAACTTCAAAATTGCCATTGCTTACATATACTTTCTCGCTGACATTAGGATCCAGAGTAATCTTCTTGCCATTGTTTGCAGTAAGGTTTACATCAGTGAAGTAACCATCACCAATAATTTCCAATACGGTTAACTTGTTGACGGTGATGCGAAAACCCTGTGTCCAGTGATTAGGAGAATCTATCTTACTGATGCCAATACGCATTTCACCTATTCTTAGCAGTGATGTGTTGTCAACACTACCATTTAATTTTGTTACTAAACATCTATTCATAATCTGTAATATTTAAATTATTATTAATTGTTTCTTGTATAATGATACAACTTATCCATGGTGGCAATATTTTGCTCAATCCATTTCTGTACCCTGTATATGTTATCACAGTGCTTAAATACTTTAATTGGAGAATAAGCACTAACATTATGGGGAATGTTTTCTGATAAAGCTACAGTAGCCTTGATACACTTGTATTTGAAGTAGCCCATATCAGCATTAAGTCCAAATGACACAACATCACCAACATTGTATGCTTTGGTTGCATTGTAGGTTTCAGATGTATCTGTCTGTAGATTTCCGCTATCATCAAGAACAGCTTCCCAATAGTTGTCTCTTACAACACTATCTGCTATACATGGAGAATCAGACCATTTCTTGTATTCTTCCTTAAAGAAGTCTGTACCTATACGCATACACCAGTCTTGAAGAAGTCCTATCATGTGGTCAGCAGAAATTATACCCATATCTGCTAAGATTTTATACCGATTATTTAAGGCATCCATATAGTACTTTAGTATAAACGTTAATGGAAGATTACCATTTGAACCTTGATGATAATTAACTGGTGGCATTATATTCATTCCTAAGAACGAAGCTCCAAAGACACAATCACAATCGTATAATCCTACCCACCATTTAATACCATCATAGGTAAACCACTGCCAATTCTTTCTAGTAGAGTCTCCATCTCTCAAAATATCAATAATGATAAGATAATCAATAAGATTATCTGCATCATAATACTTTTCAAACACTTGCTTGAATGCCTTCAAATCGTCCTCTGTCTTGCTTGATGATTCATAAATTGTTGCAGCATCTTTAATGATATTGAGGGAATTGGCAAAGTCTTGGATATACTTCTTAACCTTGGCAGTCATTTGTAGGTTTTTCTTGATTTTGGATGATATGGCAGTGCCATCAGGAAGTTGTCCTGCCGTTATCCAAGCATCCACTTCTGTCTGTCCTGCTATCTCCTCCTGTTTGATGTCAGCATCATACTTGTTGCCTCCAATGGCATATAGATTCTTTGGATTGCGTATCTCAAAACCATTCTCACCAGTGCCCCAGTTTATCGTGCCATTCCAAAGAGTGTCATAATGAATAATACCATCAAGATGTACGTTCTCAGCAGTACCTTTGTCCAAGTGATAGTTGTCGCGGTGTTTCTTCAACTGGAAAGAGAAGATACCGTAGAACTCGCCCTTAAAGTAAATAGCAACAGGGAAACCGTCAGGGAAACATCTTGCTCCTGTATCTGTAAGTAGAGAGTAGTCACCTACATAAGGATTGCCGAGGCTCTTGGTAGTAACTCCTATTTTAGACATGTCGATAAGAGCCTTCTTCCAAGGACGGTCATACATGTTACCCCTTGTACGTACAATCTGGTCATAGAGTTTGTAGGACACTGCACCTACACCACGGAAGAAGTCAGTGTAGTAAGCCTTCATGTGGAAGCTGTCTTGTGGAACCCAATTTCCAATTCTTATTTTAGGTGTATCATCACCTACCCACTCATCATCACAAAAGTCAATAGTTACATTCTTTTTAACGAATTGCATAGAAGAACTGCCATGAGCATAGAGAATAGCATGTTTCTTGAAATAGTTACCATGCATGTCCCAAAACTCAAGAAAGGCTTTCTTGTTGTCTTGCTTGGTAGTTGGCATAGAGTCTATGTTTGTGATATTGATAATAGCAAAGCGTGGCTCTGGTATCTGGATGAAACTGCTTTCACTCCAATCAATAGGCGTTTTAACGTCAAAACCGTTTGCTTTCAAAGCATCTTGGATATTGTTCACACTGTTGCCTTGAAGATTGAGATTTGAAACATCAAGGTTTGTAATTTCCATATCGTGCTCATGCTTTTTGCCATTAGCATCACGATATGACATTACTTTATCCTCTCCATCAGTTGTAATTTCCGTTCTACCCTCAGGGTCTTCAATATGTTCAAACTCCTCTGGAATGGTCTCAGACTTGGCATTATGGATATAATGACTGCCATCATTGTAAGTAGCAGACAGAACCTTTCCGTCTGCATCTTTCTCTACTGCCATATACTCAGGATTCTCCTGCAAAGAAAAAACATCAAGGAGTTCTTTGAGATTGGTATCTATTGTACCTACCTTTTCCTGCAATGATGCAAGGTCTGATTGAAGCTGAGAGATAACTTGCTTCAAGGCATTGACAGCATGGATTTCGCCAATGATTTGTCCGTCTCTTCTGATACCAAGTACTACCTTATCATCTGTATCAAGCCAAGCAGCAAAGTATTCCTCGTTCTGAATGACGTGGTACATTTCATTGAGAGGATTATATGGCTCGCCAGTTGCTCTGTAGAAACCAAAGAGAACCTTATCATCTGAATCCACTATAGCCCATAGGAACTCATCATTCGAGATTACGCTAAATGGAGTATCTTGAATTTCACCTTCCTCATCCTTGATAGCTACCTTTCCAATAGTAGTATTGAGGTTTGCAAGGATGCTTGTCAGTGTCTGAGTATTATCAATGCCAGCAAAGAAGTCCTTCAACTCCTTCAATGTATCAATAGCACTTGTAGTATCATCATCATCACCCAAGAGATTGCGAATCTTATCAGCCAAGATATTTACCTGTGCCTGCAATCTGTCCTCTACTGCACTTGTTTTACCAAATACAGGAGTTCCATCCCACTGAAAACCAAAGAGAAGTTTGTCTTCCGCATCTACCTTGGCAAAGATAAATTCCTCACTCTGAATGTAGCGGAAAGGAGTTTTTACCACAGTACCTTCCTCATCCTTAATCTCTGTATTCTCGGCCAAGTCATCGATACGCTTGCCTGCATTATAGGCAGCGAGAGCATTGGCAACGATGAACCATTTGTCCGTGTTGATAGCATATACCTTGCCATCATCACGCTCCTCTGCTGGCGGATAGCCAACATTATCATCGGCAATACTCTGGAAAGTACTGCCGTACATAGTCACCTGGTTGTCCCGATAGTATGATACTTCGGCATCATACTCCCCTCTACACACAGGCAAGCTACCAATAATTGTTTGAATTTCTGCCATATTATTACTATTTTAATCTAATTGATGATTCATTATGATTTTACCAGTCGTCCTGTCTTGCGTACATGAAGTTATGCGACTAGTATCACTTGTCGTTCCAATGATACGCCCGGTATCTCTGTCAAAGGAAAGAGAGAAAACATTTCTCTTCAAGTCAGTTCTTACTTGGCTGATTTCCTCATGAAGATACTTTATCTGAGCATTGATAGAAGAAATCTCACGCCCAGCATTTTCCTCCATCTTGGCAAACTTGGGCGTACCATCCCACCGAATACCTGCAAGGAACACATCATTCTCATCTACCATGGCAAAGATAAACTCTTCGTTCACGATGTATTTGAATGGAGTCTTCTCCAAATTGCCTTCTTCGTCCTGGATGGCATTCAGCTTGTTAAGAATAGCCTGGTATTCCTGAAAATGCTCATCGTAGGTATCTTCCGCAAAAGAAGTGATATGGTCTTTCGCAACACTACGAATGGCATTACCTATATAGCCTATTGCCGGATTTAATGTTTCTGCCATAATCGAAATTTCGTTTTGTTTAACCTGCCAGTACCCTCACAGTGGTTCCGCTCATATAAACGCCACCACTCTTATACATATAGTAGTCCTTGCCATTAATCACTACAGAAGAAGTATTCATGACAAAAGGAGTACCACCCATGGTGAATGAAGATAAACCTTCCAAGGTCTTAGGCACAAGGATGATGAAGTTCACGTCATCAGTTGGCGAAGTCTTTTCATACACACCAGTTGCCGAAATACGAGGACCTAGCTTATTACCAGTAATCGCCACATCTGTCTCAGATGTTCCAAATCCGAAATAGACCGGAAGCACCATCACCACCTTAGCCGTAGCAGACTTAACGAGTTCATCGTATTTGGCAGTAAGAACCACCATTGACTCACCTTCCTTATGAACCTCGACACTGACGGTATCACTGGATTTAATGTCAATATCCTTCATCATACCATTAACGGATAAGACCAAAGAAGAAGGCGTAACCAAAGCATCCTTGCGTTTAATGGAATAGCTAACCTTAACAGTCTGATCATTCCCAGTAAACTCCAGCAACGTCTTGTCGAGTGACAAAGAAACCTGTAGAGGAAACACGGTGTTTTGCAGCTCCACAAAATTCTCAGTTACCACCTTCTGCGAAATCACTTTATTCTCAGCCTCACCAAGTTCCTGAACAATGGATTCCTTTCTGGCTTGTGCTTCTGCAGCAATAGCGTCATTTCTGGCTTTTGCCTCAGCAGCAATAGCGTCTTTGCGGTCTTGTATCTCAGCACTGATAGATGCCCTTACTTTTACCAGCTCTGCATCAACGGTAGCCGAATCAGCCTTCTTGCCAAGTTCCGCCTTAATTTCCTTTTGGCTATCGCTGATATTCGTTATCAACTCATCCCAGTAGCTATCCCTCTCCGCATTCACACACCAGGTAGCCCTGTCCTCATTCCAATAATGCGCCCAGCCCTCTATCACTACAAAGTCACCAGCAACACCACCAGTCGGAAACTTCCTGTTCACCTCATAGATGCTGCCAAACTCACCCTTATAGTGCGGGCTGGTTATATCAATATCACTATTAGCCATAATTATATTTCAGATAATTGGTTATACTTCTCGGCCAGTTCACTCTCCTTCTTGCTCACAAGAAAGATGGCCACCGCCCGATAAATAAGATACTTCCGGCATTCATCAGCCAGTGCAAGCACAATCTTCTGACCAGTCACCACATTCTCCTTACCCTCCTCCGTAGAATACACATCCACCAGCTTCTGATAAGGAATATAGGTAAACAGCTCCACCTCGTGGTCATACACACTGCCAGTAGCCTCAGCATGGTTCGCATCATATCGCCCGGCAGTCC